GACGGCCGGCGTTCTACCGGAACAGTTCTTAGGCACCACCCTTGCTGGTGGCGGGGCCATCACAGCGGACGTCATCCCCGAGCAGTTCATTTCGGTCAGTCTCGCGGGTGCGGGATCAATAGCGGCTGGTCTGCGGGCGGCCGAGTTGGTCCTCGGCACCCTTGCGGGCGCGGGGGCCATCACAGCGGACGTCATCCCCGAGCAGTTCATTTCGGTCAGTCTCGCGGGTGCTGGATCGATAGCGGCCGGCCTGCGGGCGGCCGAGGCAGTCACGGTCACCTTCGCCGCGGCCGGGTCTCTCGGCGGCGGAACGTTGACGAGAGAACAGGTCCTCGGCGCCTTTGTCGGCGCGGGTGCCATTACCGCCCCGGATATTCTGCCGCAGCAGTTTGTCACCAACGTCCTGGCTGGTGTGGGGTCGATGGCCGCCGCGCCCGAATCCGTGGATGTCGTCGTAAGCGCGTTGAACAGCGCGGGCTCGATCGCCGCCGCGGCAGGATCATCCGTGGGCGCCGCCATAAGCCTTTTGAGCGGTGCAGGCGCACTTGCCGCCGATTTCCTGCCGCAGCAATTCGCGAGCGCGGTTCTTACTGGTTCGGGGTTGCTCTCGGCGAACTTAGCAGAGAAGGAACTCACGGCCGCGTCGTTCGTAGGTTTGGCGGCCTTGAGCGCCGATTTTGCTGCGGCTGGAACGGCGCGGGCCGTCGCAGCCGCAATGGCCGGGGCGGGTGCTCTTCGGGCGGATTTAGGCGTCATTTCGGCCGCGGCAGCCGGGGAACCCCCGATCCTCGGCGGTCATTCAGCCCGCAGGCGGCACCGCGCCGTCCGGGGCAACCTGGCCCTCTACCTGATGGCGTTCGGCGCGGAAGCCTCGGGCGAGGTCGAGGAGCCGAGAGAGGGCCGCGCGGCGGCTCTCTTCGGGTTCGCGGCTCGGGCTCGCGGAGCAGTCGGCGCCGCCGGTGCGCTCGAATGTCCACTGCCGGAATTCAGTGTCGCGGTGCACGGGGAAACCGCGCCCTGTGGCGAGCTGCGAAGTTTTCTGGCTGTCGAAGCCCGGGCGGTCGGCAGGTTCGACCATTTCAGCGACGACGAAATTTCCGCGCTCTGGCCATGGCTGCTGCTGGCCGCTTAGGGGGACGCATGATCCGCACGATCTTCCCAGCGCAGGTTACCAGCCTCGGCGACGACGAGGTAGAGGTCGTCCTTTCGACCGGCCTCAAGGCGCGCGACGGTCACGTCCTCGTGCCCGAGGGCTGCGACCTCTCCGGCTACCGAAGCAACCCGATCGTCCTCTGGCAGCACTCGCCCGAAATCCCGGTCGGTCGCGCCTCGGAGATCCAGGTCAGCAACGACAAAATCATCGCGCGCATCACCTTTGCGCCCCTGGGGGTGTCGCCCAAGGCCGACGAGGTGCGCGGGCTGGTCAAGGCGAACGTGATCTCGGCCGTTTCGGTGGGCTTCGACCCGGTCGACGGCGAACCGCTCGACCCGAAGCGCCCCAGAGGCGGGCAGCGCTTCACCCGCTGGGAATTGCTGGAATGCAGTTTCGTCAGCGTCCCAGCCGACCCTGGCGCGATCGTCACGGCGCGTGCGAACGGAGAAATCGACATGGCGGACTGGAAAGTCGGCGCGGCGCGCAACCTCCCGGTCGAGGACAGCGACGCCTGGGACGGCCCGGCGGCCGAGAAGTCGATCTTCGACCATGCCGGTGGCGACGACTTCGACCCGGTGAAGGCGCGGGCGGGGTTCCTCGTCTACGACGCCGACGCGCCAAAGCTGCGCGGCTCCTACAAGCTGCCGATCGCGCACGTGGTTGACGGCGAACTGAAGGTGCCGAAGGGCGCCCTGCGCGCCGCGGCCTCGCGCCTCCCGCAGGCCGACATCGGCGACGCGAAGGACGAGGCGGAGAAGGTCCTCAAGGCCTACGAGAAAAAGGCCGGGATCGGTGATGATGCCGAGCGTGCCGTAAAACCGCGCCGGGCGCGCCGCGTGCCGCCGCCGGCGATCAAGCTGCGCGGCATGTGGGATCTTGGCCGGTTCGCCTATCTGCTCGATTGCCTCGCCGACCTCAAATGCTCAGCCGAGATCGAGGCGGCGCTTGAAGACGACGAATCGCAGGTTCCGGCAATGATCGCCGCCGCGCTGCAGAGCGCCGGCACTGCGATGCTGGCGATGGCCGCCGAGGAGATCGCCGAGCTGATCGGCGGCGAAGAGGCCGACGACGACAGCGGCGAGGGCTTGGGCGACGACGACATGATGATGATCATGGCCTCGACGACGCCGGCGCAGAAGCGGTTCCGCGTCGGGGCCGCTCGTGCAAGGGCGCTCCTCACCCGCAAGGGCAAGACCCTGTCGGCGGAGACGGCGCGCTGCCTGCGCTCGGCCCTCGACATGCACGATACGGCCATGGACCAGCACCGCTCGGCGATGCGGGCACACCGGGCGGGGGCGCAATATATCCGCGACCTCATCGACCCCGAAGACGACACGGGCGACGAGAACGGCCAGGGCGCCGAGGGCGATAATTCGACGATCCAGAAGCCCAATGGCGTCGCCGAGGACGAGGGATCGCGCAGCCTCGATTACCGCCGCAGGGAAGCCGAAGCCCTGGCTCTCTCCCCCTCCGCCTTCGCCGATCACTGAAATCCCCACGGGGATCGCCCAAATAAGTCGCCGCTTGGGCAACGGCTTCCCGCAGCGTCGTGAGACGCCGCCTTCCTGATCATTGGAGCCTACTTGATGGAAAAGGTCAGCGACCTGATCAAGCGGCGCGCGACCGCTTACGATGCTTTCGCGGCAATCGCCAACCTCGAAACCCTGGACGACCAGCAGAGGCGGGATTATCCGACGCTGAAGGACGCCGTCACCGACCTTGACGCGCAGATCGTCCGGGCACGGGAGGCACAGGAACTCTCGGCGGCTACCGCTCGCCCGGTGGCCGGGCAGGAGAACGCCTACCGCGCGCCGGCCTCGCCGGAAAAAGACCCGTACATCAGCGACGAGGCCGCCAAGGCGCGCGGCATCGGCACCAGCAAGGGTCTCGTCGTTGGCGGCATGATGCGGATGATCGGCCGGGCCGCGAGCGAGTTCACCTCACCCGCCAAGATCGCGGAGGGGGTCTACGGTGCCAATCACCCGATCACCCGCGCGCTCATCACCGGCACGGGTCCCGCCGGCGGCTTTATCGTCCCGCCCGATTACATCGCTGAGATCATCGAACTCCTGCGACCGCTGGCGCAGGTCCGCGCGGCCGGCCCCCGCACGATCCCAATGCCGAGGGGCACGATGAGGCTCCCCGGGCAGGCGAGCGCGGCGACGGCCTCCTACGGAGCGGAAAACACCGCAATCGCGCAGTCGCAGCAGACGCTCCGCACGATCGTCGCGACCTACAAGAAGCTGACTGCCCTCGTGCCCGTGTCCAACGACATGATGCGGTATGCCGACCCGGCGGTTGACGCCTTCGTGCGCGACGACCTGGTGAAGGTCATCGCGCTTCGCGAGGATCTGGCATTCCTCCTCGGCGACGGTACGCAGGACACCCCGCGGGGTTATCTCAGCTTTGCCAACGGCTGGGTCGGGGCGAACGCTGGAACGATCGGTGTTTGGTCGACGACCGCCAACTCGGTCTTCGCGGTCAACGGCACCGATCCGGCGAATACGACCGGCGGCAACTTCATTACCGCAAACCAGACCTATACGCTGGCCACCGTCGCGGCCGAACTGGGCGGGGCCGTCAACCGGCTGGATACGGCGAACGTGCCCGATACGAAGCGCGTCTGGTTCATGCACCCGCGCAGCTTCAACTACCTGAACAACGTCCAGAACAGCCTCGGCGTCTACGTCTACCGCGACGAATTGACCGACGGGACGCTGCTCGGCTACCCGTTCCGGAAGACCACGCAGATCGGCAACGGCTACTGGAACGCCAACGGCAGCAACAAGGACCTCTCGTTCATCTTCCTCGCGGAGATGGACGAATCGATGATCCTCGATTCGATGCAGCTCGAACTCGCGGTCAGCCGCGAGGGCACCTACATCGATTCGACCGGCGCCACGATCTCGGCCTTCCAGAGCGACCAGACGATCATCAGGGCGATTGCCGAGCACGACTTCCAGATGCGCCACGACCAGGCGGTCGCGGTCATCCAGGCCGTCAGGTACGCCCCGGCGATCTCGTAGGACGCCGCGCCCCTCCCGGGGCCGGCGCCGTCCGGCCCATCGTTTCCTTATTTTTCGGAGAACTCCGATGGACATGGTCATTCAGAAAGACATCGGCTCGGTCGTCGAAAACCGGGTCGCCTCAACCCCTCTGGTGTGGACCGCCGCCGGCACCGGCGACAACACGACCCTCACCGGCATCTCGATCGACCGGGAGGCCGTGCTTTCAGGGGGAGCGGGTTCGCCCGCGCTCTCGGCGAAGTTCACCGCGCTCTTCGGGACGACGCTGGCGAGCGGTGCGACGCTGACGCTCGCCTGGACGATCCTCGATTCGGCCGACAACAGCACCTTCGCCACCTACGCGAGCGCCGCCGGGGTCACTGTCGCGACCGGAGTTTCGGGGGGCGGTGTCGTCAACTCGCACAGCTCGATCAACGTCAACCTCTCGTCGGCAAAGCGGTACATTCGGGCCGATATCGTGCCGAACCTCTCGGCCAGCGGCACCGACACGGCGGTCGCGATCATCGTCGCGACCCTGGCCGGGTTCGACCGGCTGCCCGCCCCGACCTGATCGGAGGACCCCTGCGCCCATGTTCATCCTGCCTACCATGAACCGCCCGGAGCGGCTCCAACAGGTGCTCGATGCCTGCGTCGAGACCGGTATGACCTCGCCCGGGCTGGTTCTGATCAACGGCGCGGACCAGCGCGAGAAATACGCCGGCGTGCGGTATCCCTCGAACTGGTCCTCCCGGGTGTTGCCCAAAAATCTCGGCTTCAACGGGGCCTGCCAGGAATTCCTTGAAGATGTCTGCGCCTCGCCGCGAACTCCTCGCTCCTCCTGGCTCGGCTGCATGGCCGACGACGCGATCCCCTCGACGCCGGGATGGGACCGGCGGCTCCTCGCCGAACTGAAGGGCCGCACCAAAATCGTCTCGGCGAACGACTGCTGGCAGAGCGACGCCGACCCACTGCGATCACGGCTGTCGCCGACCAGCGTCTTCGACCTCGGGTTTCTCGAGGCAATGGGGTTCTGGTTCCTCCCCGGGCTCTGGTCCTTCTACGCCGACGACATCATCGAGGACATCGGCCGGCGCTTCGGGTGCTGGAAGATCCTGATGGATGTCAAGGCCGAGCACAGCCACGTCCTCAACGGCAAGGCGCCCAATGACGCGACCTATGCCGCCAGCTATGCCTCGAAGAGTTCGATCGAGGCCGACGGCAGGCGGCTTCAGGAATGGGCGAAGGAGGACCGCCCGCACGTCTTCGCGCGGGTCGCCGAATACCTGCGCCAGTTCTCACCGGAAGCCCCGGAGGATGACGACGACACCGAGGCATTGCGCCGGCTGGAGCGCGCCCGGTCGCGCTCGGTGATGATCTGCACGCCGGTTCACCGCGACACGGCCTGGCAGTACACACGATCCCTCGTTGACACGAAGACGACGCTCGACCGCCTCGGCGTGCGTAACCGCACGCTCTTTCTCGCCGGCTGCTCGAACCTGCCGAAGGCGAGAAACGAACTGGCGGCGTGGTTTCTCGCATCAGACTTCACCGACCTCCTCTATGTCGACGCCGACATGAGTTGGGAGCCCAACGGCGTCGCCCGGCTCCTCGCGTCCGACAAGGAGGTGATCGGAGCCGTCGGCCGGCGTAAGACCGAAGAGACGCAATGGTGCGCGCGGCTTTTCCCCTCCTCGAACCACGAGATCAACCAGGACGCCATGGGCGCCGTCGAAGTCCATTCGATCGGCACCGGGTTTCTGAAGGTCGCCCGCGAGGCGCTGGATCGGATTGTCGCCGCCCGGCCCGACCTCAAGATCGACCTTCCCGGCCTCCCCGAAGAGCCCCGCTCCCGGTATCATCGCTTTTTCCGTTTTGGCGAGGATGACGGCGGCGAGGATTACCAGTTTTGCGAGCTCTGGCGCTCGGTCGGCGGCAAGGTCTGGGCCGACCCGGAGATCGAGCTCGGCCACTGCGGCGAGACCGAATTCAAGGGCAAGTTCGCCGATGCCCTCACACCGGCGCCAGCGCTGCAGGAGGCGGCCGATTAAACCGTTCGACATTAAAACCGACGTGACGCTCGAATGCCCCTGCTGTCGGCAATATAAGACCTTGCCGCGCAGGATCCTCGGCGCTTTGCCTGCTGAGGTCCGCCTGATCGAAAGCCTCTGCCCGGATTGCGACGATGGCGGTCGTCATATCCAGACGTGGTTTAGCGCACCGGGCGTCGAGATTTCTCAGGAGGTATTCATGCGGCTCGTGACCTTCACCAAAGACATGGCGCCGCACAAGGCAGGGGAGACCCGTGTCCTCCCGGACGAGGTTGCCGCACGTCTTGTCGAAGAGGATACCGCCAGAGATTCGGGCCCGTTCCCGGTGAAGGCGAAGCCGCCTGAAGACGCAGAACCGGTCGAGACGCGGCCGGGGAAGCGGTACATGACCCGAGGGGTTCACGATGTTTGAGCGCCTGCGAGCATTGATCCACGCGCGCGCCACCGAAATGGCGGAGGCCGACGGCGAACCCCTTGGGACGCTCTATCTCGACGCGGCCGTGCACGAGCTTTACGCATTGCTGCCGCAGGCGAAGACGGTTCTGAGAGAGACACACGCCGCGTCACCCGCTACCGCCGGTGCCGAACACCAAAGGGCGTTGCGGGGGCTCCTGGCGGAGCACCGCGGTCGGCAGGCCGCGATCGAGGAGATGCTCGCGGCGCTCGACGGGATCGGCGTCCTGGAGGACCAGGATTTCGCGGCCGGCGAGAAGATCCCGATCAGGCCCGCGCTCTACGATGCGCTGGAAGCGGAAATCGCCGAACTCGGCATGGTGGCCGGTGTGTTCGATGTCGAAAGGCCCCGGCAGATCACCCTCGACGTAGCGGGCGCCGTCGTGACGATACAGGTGTCGCCGACCACGGCTGGACCATAGCCGCCATTTCCCCTTTCGGCCCCGCATTGATGACCCCTGCGGGGCTTGCGGGCTGACTGAAATCCCCACACAAAACCCGGAGTAAGAAAACATGGACAAGATCGTTCTGAAGCCGACCGACGTCTACACCGTCCGCATCGGGCTCAAGGCCGCCGATGGTTCGGTCGAAGCGGTCCCCGCCGGCGACGTGTTCAGCGTCGATTCCAGCCTCCCGGCGGTGGTTCCCGGCGTCATCGGCACGGACGCCAACGGCGAGCCGACGCTTGCCGTCAACGCCCTGACCCTGCCGAGCGCAGCGACAATGGGGATGGTCCTCACGGTTCGCGACAGCGCCGGCGACGTGGCTCTGGAGATTGGCGTCGACTATCCCGTACCGGCGGCGCCCGGCGACATCACCGCCGACGTAGCGGGCGCGACCATTACCACGCAGGACGCGCCAACGGCTGCCGGCCCCTAAACCGGCTCCGACCTGTAAACGCATTATCCGGGAGTTCTCCCCATGGCGCTAGATCGCACGCAGACCGTCTCGGCGACCGGCGCCATGGGATATCCGGTGCCGGTCGTCCTTTCGGATGTCATCGACGAGGCGGTCGCGGACGCGGCCCTGGCGCCGACCGGGACAACCGCGACGGCCACCGAACTCAACACCCTGCATTCCGTCACTCCCGGCACCACGGCGGCCTCGAAGGCTCTCGTCGTCGACGCGAACAAGGCGCTCGACGCGCTCAATGTGACGACATTCGGCGTCGGGGCAAACCGGCTCGTCAGTTCGGGGGCGGTGCGCGCGGCGCGGCACACGGTATCGGGTGGCGAGGCGGGGGCGCATACGCTCGACATCGTGACGGGCGCCACGACGGTTGTCGCGCAATTCGTGCAGATCCTGCGCTCGGGCGCAGTGGTCACGGCCGACGCGCATGTCAGCGTCTCCGGTGGCACCCTGACCGTCGCCGACGGCTCGACCTATGCCGTTACCACGGGCGACGTCGTCAACTGGATGGCGGTCGGCGCCTAGAGGCATGGCCCTTTCCGTCGTCACGACGATCCAGTCCCAGGCCGGGAACAGGGACCTCACCGATCTCGCAACGGTGAAGGACGAACTCGACATCGCCGCGGACGACGAGTCGAGCGATACCTTCCTGAAGCGGGCCATCAGCGAGGCGTCGGCGATCGCCGCGAGGTTCTGCAACCGCGTCTCGCCCCGGAACACGTTCGCCGTCGAAACGGTGCAGGACATCATCTACCCGGAACGCGACGCCTATCCCTATCAGGTGCCGGGACAGCTCGACACCCTGCAGCTCTCGCACTGGCCGATCGTCGGCATCGATTCCTTGACGGTGGTCGACCCGCCCGGCACGGCGACAGTCCTCGTCGACGGCATCGACTACAAGCTCATGGCCGAGAGCGGCCAGCTGGTCCGCCTCAGCAAGACGCTTCTGTACCCGACGACCTGGGACCCGAGCATGACGACGGTCGTCTACGAGGCGGGCTACCAGCCGATCCCGTTCGACGTCGCGCTCGCGGTCCTCAGAATGGTGACCTATCGCTTCTACCTGCGCGGCCGGGACCCGGCCGAGCGCCAGATCAACATTCCCGGCGTCGTCGAGCGTCAATACGGCCCGGCCGCGACGGGAAGCAACATCCCCCCCGACATCGCACAGCTCCTCCTGCCCTACCGCGTCCCGGTTACCGCATGAGCGAGGCGTCGAGGTGCATCGCCGATTTGGATCGTGAGTTGACACGCCTTGGCGACACGGTGCAACTCCAGCGCCTCATAGCGGACCCGGATACCGGCAACCGGACGGTGTCGTTTTCGGCGGATTTTCGGGCCCGGGTCGATGCCCACCATCCGCAAGAGCTGGTTCCGATGAGCGGCGAGGCGCCGAACACCCGGGTCATCCTCTCGCCGACCGGCCTCAGGAAAGCGAACTGGCCAGGCCTTCCGCAAAAGGACGACCGGCTGGTGATCGGCGGCAAGAACAACAACATCGAGATCGTCAGCCCGCTCTCGATCGGCGATGTGATCGTGCGCATCGAACTCGAATGCCGCGGCGATTTCAATCTATAGGTCAGGGGGAGCCGCATGGCGGATAAATTGGTAGTCGTCCCCGAGACCGGCATAACCAAGCGCCTCAAGGACATGGGCGACGGCACCTGGGCCGAGGTCGTGCAGCTCGCGGACAACCCGGCGATCACGATCGGGGACGTAGCCATCTCCCAGACCACTCCGGGGACGACCAACAAGGTCTGGCTGACGGACATCAACGACGGCGAATATGAAATCGTCGCCGCCTCGCAGACCGACCAGATCCTCGGCGCGACCGGCGGTGTCGGCGACTATCTCTCCGGGGTCCTCATCGTGCCTGGAACGACCGCAGCGGGCGCCGTGTCGATCAAGGACGGCAACGGCTCGGCCATCTCGATCTTCGCCGGCGGGGGCACCACCCCTCTTTCTACGCTGATCTCCTTCTTTGTTCCGCTCGGGATCAGATCACGTAATGCGACGACACCAGGCTGGAAGATCACGACTGGCGCCAACGTGACAGCGATCGGGGTGGGGAACTTCACCTGATGCTGCTGCCCGCGCACCGGGGGCTCGTAGCACCGGTCGCGGCGCTAAGCGCCGCGGGTGGCGGTGCTCCCTATGTCGCAAAGGCGGTGCATTTCGATGGTAGTCAGTTTCTAAATATAAACAGTTTGACCGCGACGGACAGCGGGCTTCTCTCGGTATCATTTTGGTTTCGTCGTCATGTTATCGCGGCATCAGCGCAACTTTGGACTGTAGACCCCGCCGGAATTTATCTTTCCACTTGTGGATTTGGGCAGGCTGCCGGCCCATCTTCCCTGTTTACGCAGAATATTGCTAACGCGGCGAACACCGACAATGCTTCGATTGATACGACGGGCGTCGCAATCTCCCTAGACATCTGGCATCACGTGCTTTTGAGTATGGATGTCAGCGGAGCGGGAATTGCAAAACTATATCTCGACCGAGTTGATGCCGGGACTGCGATCTTTAACGGTGCACCGTTTACGATAGCCTTCAATGGTTTGTCATTTATGGTCGGCGCGGATACTTTTGGGGGTGATGAATTTATCGGAGATGTTGCTGATTTATGGATAGCTCCTGGTCAATCATTACTTATCGCGGGTGATATCCCATCTGCGACGCTCGATAAGTTCGTGACCGCTGGCATCAAACCCGTCGATCTTGGTGCGGACGGCTCGACGCCAACGGGAACAGCTCCAGCAATCTTTTTCTCCGACGACGCCTCGGCCTTCGGGCAGCCGAACCTCGGAACGGGCGGTGCTTTCACTCTAACCGGCTCTCTGACCAACGCGAGCACCAGCCCGAGCGACTAAAGCCCCCGGCAGCGTCTACCGCGCCAGGACCATCCGGCCACCTCACGCACCCTCTCCCGCATAAACGCCCTCGGCGGCGCAAACCCAAACACCCAGCAACCCCTTTTCCACAGGGAGCAAAAACCATGGCACGCACCAACATCGTCGCAAATGCCGCCGGCGTCAGTCTCTTGACGTCCTACCCGACGCTGCCGATCGGGAGCGACGCGGCCACACCCTCCTTCACCTCGACAAGCGACGTCGCGATAAGCCGTCAGACCGCTCTGATCGACGGGAAGACGATGGTCCTCGCGTACAACAGCGGCACGATCGCGCACACGATCAGCTTCACCAGCATCGTGGATTCGCTGAACCGCGCCGGCGACATCGAGACCTACTCGGTTAAGCCCGCCTCCGCCGCGGTTCCTATCGCAATCTTCGGTCCCTTCAAGTCCCCTGGCTGGGCACAGACCGGGAATGTGCTCTTTATCGACTATTCCGACAAGGAGCTGCAGGTAGCGGTCCTCACGCTGCCGTAACTGCTGATGGCCTCCGGTCGCGAGACGATCCTCGCCCGTCTCCTCCTCATCGCCCAGGGGACGTCGGGCATCAACGCGGCGGTACGCAATGCCGCCGACGCTGCGGGTCTTACCCGGCCGGCGATTATCATCCACGACGGGTCGGAGACGCGGCTCGACGGGCCCCTGAGCGAGCGTTTTTCGCGTCGGCAGAACCGGGAACTGACGCCGGAAATCTTCATCCTCGCCTACGCCTCGGAGCCGGATGTCGGGACGCTTTTGAACCAGTGCGCCGAGCGCTTTCTCTCGGCGCTGACGCAAGACACGGAACTCCTCGCGGCCATCGGCGCCGACCCGTCGGGAACGACCGCCGACGGCGAAATCCGCTACGAGAGCTGCGTGCTGGAGCCGGCCGTGGCCGAGTCGAGGGAGAGGCGGATGCTGCTGACGATCGTCTTTACCTATCCCTACAAGGTAGCCGGCACCTAAGGGCCGCCCTTCAAAAAGGAGAGAATTTCATGGCCACCTCACCCAGCCCCCTCAATTACCGCATCGGCCGGGGCATTGTGAAATGGAAGGGCGCGCTCGACGTCAGCTACCGGTTTCTCGGCAATGCTCCCAGCCTGACGACGACCCCGGCCGTCACGCGCCTCCCGCACTATAACGCGCAGGAGGGCATCCGCCGTCTCGACCTCAACCCGGTCGTGCAGCTCGGCATGGCGTTGAAGGTGCAGCTTGAAGAAATCACGCCGGAGAACCTGGCGCTGGCCTTCCTCGGCTCCCAGGCCGGCAGCATCGTCAACATCCTGGACGTCGGCAACGTCACCGGAGCGCTGCGCTTTATCGGCACCAACAGCACGGGCGACAAGGAGCAGGCCGATTTCCCGAACGTCACGATTGCGCCAGGCGGTGCGCTCGAATGGATCGGCCAGCAGTATTCAATCCTCGAAGTCGACGGCGAAGTCCTCGCGCTGACGACCGGCACCGGGATCGGCGGGCTGATGGTCGTCGGCAGTTTTGGCCTCATCACCCACGGAATCACCGACGAGGTTGTGTACTGACATGCCGTCTCTTCTCGACATCATGCCGCTATCGAAGAAGGTGCGGCTCGGCGGCGGCCAGGAGGTCGAGTTCTTCGGTCTCAGCGCCCGGGAAATCGGCGCGCTGGTAAAGCGCTTTCCCGAGGCGCAGGTGCTATTGGGTGCCGGCTCCAGCCCGGCCACGATCGTCGACATATTCCCCGAGCTGGCCGCGGCCGCAATTGCGGCATCGGCGCACGCGGAGGGCGTCGAGGAGGAGGAAGCCGCTGCCAGATGGTCCGGGGCCGACCAGTCGCTTGCCCTCGCTGCCATCGCTGAAATGTCGTTGCCGGCCAGCATAGCCGGCCCTTTCGCCGCGGTGTTTCAGGGCGCGACACCGGCCCCGGACAGCCCCGCAGCCCCGGCGACGAGCTCGCCCGAGCGATCCACCGACTGACAGTCCTCGGTTACGCCGAAGACGCCGTATGGGGAAAAACGCCGCGCCAGATAGCGGCGCTTTTGATGATAGAGGCAAGAGAGCACGCCCGGGCCCTCCGTGAAGCCCTCTCGATAGCGGCCCTCGCGGCAAGCGGCGACGGGGACGCGATCAAGCGCCAGCTGCGGATACTGGAACTGTCGAGCGAGGAGTGAGGGGATGGCGGCACCGATCACCTTGTCCTTCGATTTCAACGAGACCAAGGAGATTGCCCGGTTCACCGACCTCCCGCCAAACCTGCAAAAGGCCCTCCTCGTCCGGCTGCGGCCGATCGAGGAGAAGATGCTGTCGCGGGTGAAGGCGGCCGTACCGGTGCGGACGGGGAAACTCCTCAACGAGATCCAGGGGTTCCTCGACAGCGGCCCCGACTGGGTGCGCGCCCGGGTCCGGGTGATCATCGACAAGGGTGCCGGCAGCGGCAAAAGGGGCAATTACGACGCCGGGAAAGCCGCGGCCCTTGAATACGGCGCAACCGGCTCGGTTCAAGTGCAGGCTTTCAGGCGCCGGCGCGGAGAGGACGTAAGGTCCTACCAGCGGCGGGTAAACATTACCGCCCGGATGTTCCTGCGCGGCCCCTTCGCGGCGACGAGGCCGGAAGCGACAGAGGCGATCAAGGCGGCGATCGACGATGTGACCTAATGTCCCGCCTGATATCTTCGGTCTGCGTCGTCCAGACAGCTTTCGTCGCTGTAGGGATGCACGCCGCGGTAAGAGAAGTTCAAGCAACCCATCAATGCGCGGTAATCCCGCTCCTGCTTTTCCCTGACTGAAACTGCCTCCACTTCGAGCGCTTGCTTCTCGGTCAAGCCGCACTCGGGGAGGCGGTAGGTGCCTGAGCCGGCGCAATAGGCGGGTCTGACGCTGTGCTGTTGCACGCGGTTTTGGGCCCGGGGCGCGCCTGGATCGTGGAGCGCGACCGCGACGACAGTCATCAGGAGAATCGCGCCGGCCGGCGCGACCACGGCGAGAGCAGTTTTCAGTCCCTTTTTCATCGGGCCATTCATCCGCCTCGGAGTGTTAAAAATCAATGAAGTTGATGTGCGCAAATGGCTGACCAAAATCTCACAATAGGCATTCGAGCCGATGCGAGTCAGATGCGCGCCGACCTGGCGCTCGCCCAGGCCCAAGTCAGAGCGCTGGGAAGCGAGTTGCGCGCTGCGGCGACCGAAGCAAATCAGACCGGCGACACGACAGCAATACGCGGCCTTGCCGACGCCTATGAGCAGGCGCGGGTTAAGGTGTCCGGCCTCAGGGACGCGATCAAGGAAACCGGTGCCGGCGATAGCGGAGGTCTCGGCGAGGCGCTCGACGGCATCGTCGCCAGCCTCGACAAGCTCGGCGGCGGGTTTGGCGCCATCGGCGGGTTGCTCGGGGAGTTGACGCACGGCTTTAACGGTGTTGCCGCAGCGGCCGTCGCCGCCGCGGCGGGTTTTTTCGAGCTGGGCAAGCGCGCTGCAGAATCAACGATCGAGGCCCGAAACCAGGCCGCCGTCTTTGGCTCATCGGTTGAGAAGTTCGAGGGTCTCAAATTTGCCGCCGGGCAGACTGGCATCTCGGGCGAAGTCGCGGCGACGGCGTTTGAACGCTTTTCCAGAGGGCTCGGCCAAGCACGCGAGGCGGCGGATGCAGCGGCGGAAAAACTCGCGGCGGCAAAGCCCCCTGTCGACCATTTCGCCGACTCCTATCGCAACCTGACGACGTCGGTTGAGCAGGCGCAACTCGCCCTCGACAAGTCGGGCACCTCGATACTGCAGGCAAATGTCGGTGTCCAGAACGCCGCGCAAAAGCTGAAAGACCTGCAAGACGCCTATCGCAATTCCAACAACAGTCAGGAGACCGACGCCCGGCTCAAACTGCAGATCCGTGATGCCGAACAGGCGCTGACGATCGCACAACAGCGCGCCAAGGAAGCGATCGACGCGCAGAAGATAGCCGTCGAAAAGCTGGCCGAGGCCGAGCGCGTGCGCGCGGAAGCGGCAAAAAAACACAACCAAGAACTTCAAGATCAGATGACGAAGCAGAACGCCTCCGGCACAGCGGAGGGGGCACAGATTGGCCTCGGTGCCCGGACGCCGACATTCACCGGGTCGCCGGGATCGGACACCGACCAGGCGCTGCGAGAGTTCGCCGACCACATCAAGGCCATCCAGGACCCGGCCAAGCAAACCGCCGAGGTCATGCGGATGATGGGGCGGGGAGCGCTGGCGATGGTGCCGCTGCTGAAGCAGGGCGGCGAAGCGCTACGGGAGTTCCAGGAGGAGTTGAAGGCGCTCAACATCCTGCCGACCGACGAAGAAGAAAAGATGGCGCTCGGGTTTATGAGGGCGTTCGAGAAGCTGAAGACCGTAGTCGGAGGCTTGTCCGATGCCGTCGGCAACATTTTCGGGCAGATGTTTACCGGGGGTATGAAGGAATTCGCGCAGACCTTGGCGGATAATCAAAAGGAAATCCGGGAATTTGCGCAAACCGTTGTCGATGTCGTCGGCCCGGCATTGAGGGGCGTCGGGAACGCTTTCGCGCTTTTGGCCGAGAGCCTGCACCAGATATTCGGTCTGATCAGCGACGTCGCCAAATACTTTGGCAAGGAATGGCCCGTTGCGTCTGTCGCGGCCGTAACCGCGGTGAGCGCGGTTGTGTTGGTGATCGGTAAACTGGTCTCCTCGCTCGGGCTGATAACAGGCACCTTGGGCACCCTCAAGACCGCCTTCCTCTGGGTCGATGCCGCCGCTGCGCCATGGATCCTGCTCGGCGCGGCGATTGTGGCCGTAGGGGCGGCTCTGGTCCTGGCGTTCGGGCCGGTCAAGGAAATCTCGGCCTTCCTCCATGAGCATTTCGGCGACGCGCTCGGGAATGCCTTCGATGCGTTCGCCAAGGGCTTTGACGATGCTATCCTCCACATCGGCGAGTGGATGCACGAGAAGTTCGACGCGCTCAAGCAATACCTGCTCGATCTTTTCGAGAGCGCCGTTCAGAAGATCACCGATTTCTTTCAGCCATTGATTGATGTGATCGCGGGCATCACTAAGGGGATCAACGATATCATCGGCAAGGGCGCTGCCGTAAAGGACGCGGTGACAGGCGGCAGCGCAGGCGCGGCGGCGGGCGGGTCCTCCGACAATTTCTCCGGCACCTTTGCCACTGGCGGCATCGTCAATGGGCCGAGCGGCAGGGACCGGGTCCCCATTTGGGCGACCGCCGGCGAAGCCGTCACCAGGGTTGCGGCCGTGCGCCATTATGGGGCCGACCTCTTCCACAGGCTCAACAACATGCAAATCCCGCGCTTCGAGATGGGCGGGTTTGTCGATGCAATGAACCCCGCCCCGCAGCACTTCGCGATGGGTGGGATAGTGGCGGCAGGCGGCGGTGGATTGTCGAGGAGCGCCTTTACGATCGTCCTCGACGGTCAATACTTCGACGCCCATAGCGACAGCAGGACCGCAGACAGTCTGGAGCGCACGGCACGGCGCCGGCAGATGACGTCGGGCGGGCGCAAGCCGAGCTCCTATACCTGATGGCCGATTTCGACACGCTGCTCGTCCTCACGGGAATGGGCATCCCCCCATACTCGGCACGCGGATTGAAGCAGCAGCTGATCCCGATTGCCGCCTCGGCGAACATGCGCCGCACCGTCAACGGCGCCTTGATCAACCTCAGCCCCTCCCAGTTCCAGAAATTCCGCACGGTCATCACCGGCAACGACCAGAGCCCGCCCGCCAATGACGGTGTCTGGCCCGGCCGGCTGGTGACGATCGATTGCATCGAGGAGTTGGCCTACCTGACTGGCGGAACCCCGGAGAGGCCGGTCGTCGACGGCAGCTCGCGGGTTGTCGGGCCCTGGACATTCTACCGGCCCCGCCTCTCGATGATGATGACAACGCCCCTCGACGCCACGATCGCGGAATGGGAAGCTGGCGTGGCATGGACCATGGAGTTCGAGGAGGTCTGATGCCCGAGCCTGATCGCGACGACCGCGGCAGGTTTATCCGCAACCGGATGGGAGGGGTGCATTTCGTCCGGCGAGCACTGCGCGAGAGGGCAGCGGCCGCTATGCCGCCGCGGCAGAGGCGGAGCCAGGCCGGCCCCTATTTCCTCGTCGTGCTTTTGACCTTCTTCGTCATCTCGGCTGTCGCCGGCGGCTGGTGGTTCGGAGGCCGGTAGATGTCGGGTCCGTACTATTTCGCCTGGTGTGACGAGGGAACCACATTCGGCGTCGGGGTGCAGGTCGAGGACGAGGCGATATTCGAGCTTGAGGTCGCCCAGATCGAGGGCGATTTCGCGATGCTTACGATCGAGGTGGCCAACCCGCGCATCGGGCTTCTGGGGCCCGGCCGACATCAATGGTGCTGGGTCAGCTGGTTCGACGGTGTTTCGGTCGTCGCCCTCTTTCACGGGCGCCTTGTCGGGGTGCCGGAACGCCTGACGGACGAAGTCGTGCGGCTCCTCTTTATCGCGCGGCCGTCCGATTACCCGGCACGCAAGGAAGCTCTCGCGGCGACGCTTCGGGTGCTGCCGTGGTCGGACCCGGTCTTCCTGGTCGAGGGGGTCGGCGACCCCGATACCGTGATCGAGGCGCGCTCGGCGCTTTACCACATCGATCGCACGACGCTGGAAGTAACGGTCAGCGACGTTCTTGACGGCGAGGACGGCCTCATCGACGTATCCGAGGCCGAGCATTTCTACGACGCGGTCGAGGTCACCTTTGGCGCGACACCGCTGCGCCAGATCGTCGGAACCGCAACCCTCACCTTCACCCAGGCGGCCACGGGAGAAGTCGACCTGACGGCCCCGCTTGTCGCGGTGTTCCAGGCGGCCGGCTCGCCCTACCCCTGGCCCCTGGTGTCGAGCTATACAGGCGACGGTTTGTTGAGCAGTTGGCCGGCGCCCAATACGTCGCTCTCGGGCGGCTGGTCGATGGCGCCCGATTCGACTGCCACCCTCGCGACCGCGATGCAGGCCGAGTCCTTTGCGGTGCGCTATATCGACAAGTCGGACAATACCGACGTCCTTGGCTTCGATCGTCCGGCTCAAGAGATCGGCGGCACCAGCGGACTCAACCTGGGGTTCCAGGGGTCGCCCCACGATTTCTTCATCAACTGGAAGAATTTCGACGTCGTCTTCACCTGCTCGCCGATCATCGCTGATTTCAAACTCAGCTATGCCGCGTCGAGGAAGCGCAGCGAGGTCGTCAGCTTCACCGTCTCGGCCGACGTCCAGTCGATCCTCACCGACCCTGCCGGCGCTGAAATCGAGACGCTGACGCTCAACTCGACCTTGGTCGACCAGCCGGTCGACGAGGGCGGTGCGCTGCCGATCGGCGATCTCAGGCGCAACGCCTATATCCCGACCGACCGCGGTCAGATGAGCCTCCAGTTCCTCCTCCTCTTGGCGCGGGCGAAGCTGCGGATGCGGGCGCGGGCGGTCAAGATCAAGTTCGAGGGCACCTGGGCCAAGTTCGCCGAGACGCTGAGCTGCAGGAAGAACCTCCTCCTCCACGATCGCCGGCTCCCGGCCGGAGAGGCCCTGGGGAAGATCATCGGTTATCGCCTCGTCGCCAGCGGCACAGGCAACAATTTCTGCGAGGCGACGATCGGGTGCAGCATCGGCCATGGGGTCGTCCTCCCCGCGGCGGACGCGGGGACGGATGTCTACGCCACCGGGTATGCCACGGGTTATACCGCGCGCACCGGGGCCAAGGTCGCGGTCCTCACCGGCGAACTGCACTACGACGACCTGGCGGGGAGCTATGTCGTCGACGACGACGCGGTCGACCTCTTCAACATGACGCCGGAAACCGTGATCAGCTCGTTAACCGTGGTTGATGGCCCCGCGGACCAGAGGGGCGAAATCCTGACGGCGGTCGAGCACCCCGGCCAGCAGGCGCCGGTCAGGGTCACCACTCAATGCACGGTGACCGACGGCGTCCACATTACGGAGATGACCAACGTCGCGGGCCTCCTCACCGGCGTCCAATATGTGGCGCTCGGCCCCGGCATCGGAAGCCAGGGCAGCAGCGAGCCGGTCCTCGGTTTCCTGCCGCCGGCGACCTTCTTTACCTTCGACGGCGCGCATGGCGGAACGCTCAGCCGCGCGATGCAGAACACCGTGACAGCGCAATCGAACAAAGGCCGATTCCTGACGATCACCAACAGCGACCCCGCCGTCTCAATCGGGCTCGTCCCGGACCCGATCGGGACGCTGGGCAAGCATGCGACCGTCGTCAACCTCGACCTGGTGCCGGTAACGGGCGGCGACTTTCAGACCCTCTACACGGTCGCGGTCGACGAGCTCGTCCTGCCGAAGACTATCGATTTAGAGGCGGCAGCCTGATGTCAGCGCTTGAACAGATTGTCCGGCCATTTGCGCCGCCGCAGCCTTTCAACACGCAACGCCTCGTCGCGACCTCGGTCAAGCAGCCGACCCAGACCGCGCACGTCAACTGGGGCGTTGCCGGCACCTTGCCGAGCGCGATCGAGACCCCAGCCCTGCAGCCGGCAGCGGGCATCGGGTTCAACACGAAAAAACAGGACCAGCGGCTCACCGAGACAAGCCGCGAGACCGAGAAGGTCAAGGTTCAACAGGAGGGCAACCCCGACAATTTCGTGGTGATTGAACGGATCAAGAAGATCACCTTCGGCAAGACACCGGACGCCCCCCCGGAACCCACGTATTTGACGAAGCCTGACGGCGGCGCAGCGAAGACGGCGCCCGTCATCGATCTAAGCGGTGGCGATCCCAACGCCATTCCGGTGACCAAGTCGGGAGATACACTGTTCGTCGACAAGCGCAACCTGCCAGCCGTCGGCGGACAGTCATATTTCCAGATCAAGGACCGCGTTTACGTGTTCGACAACCCGCCGCCGGGTCCCAATGAAACCTTGGTGCCGTGAGCGACCCTGTCGACTCGGACGGATTGCCGATCGAGGGCCCACTCGCGCATCCCGTGCGGCTCGACCCCTTCCAGCGGATTGTCGCGGTTCACTTCGGCGGGAAATCGCCCATCGCTGTTGTCGAGATGGTGGGAATATCCGGCGCCGGCGAAACCGTGTCAGGCGGGTTCATCACAGCGGGCCCGATTCCGTTCAGCCCCTTCGACGGTCCAAATCTGCGGTGTGCTCTCGTTGATTTTGCTCCGGCGCCTGCCCCGCCCTTCGACGGTGCGCAAGATGGCGGGCCCGATACCGTTGACCTGCCGTTGCCTCCGCCGAAAGCAGCGGTACCGCCGGCGCTTGTGGGGAAACCCTTTTATTCAGACGTCGCGATATGGACCTTCCCTGGCGCAGTGCTGGCGCCGCGGGTTTTGGCGCGCACCTCATCGCTTAGCGGCGGCTTCTCGGTGACTTACAATCCGCTGACGGATCTGGGCATTCCTCCCGACCCCACTCAACCGGATGGCTTTAACGCCGAGGCGATCCTGGCCGCCGGGATCGCTAAATTTCAAGCAACATATCACGTCTACCCAAATGCTCAGCCGTGGGGCCTTCCAATGCCACCCAACAATCCCTGGCAATTCCAGGCCGGCGGGGTTCTTTCCCTATCGTCCTCACCGCAAACCGACGCAGTGAATACCTACCGCGCCGTGGTGAGGCAGACCGCACTATTGAATTTTGCGCATATCTCAAATCGCGCCGCTATCAGGTTCTTTCCACTGCCCGGCTGGCTTCCAATCGCATGCAGCGTATCGGTCAGAGCCTATTCCCGCGCGGTGCTCTTCTTCTCGCTGGGGTCAGACGGGAAATTGTCGGTCTTCACCGATGCGGAAAAGAAAAACGCGGGACCAGTGGATTGGGCGGTTTCGATGGTCAAGAACCTCAACGACACTTCTCTGCTTGAAGTCAATCGAGAGATTTTCAATGCCGTCAGTGATTACCTCTTCGCCTTCAACAAGGCCGGGCTTGTAGCCTGATGGTAGCAATAACCTATCGCCGCGATCTCGGCACCGATCTCTCGGCCGACCAGGTTGACGACAACTTCCAGTCGGTCGTCGACGCGATCACCGCGTTGCAGAACGACCGGCCGAGCCCCAACGAAATCGTCTCGGTCACCAAGAACGGATTGGCGATCACGTTCAACCTGGCCAACGGCTCGACCCTGGGTCCGGTCGATCTGCCCGCGGTCACCTTTCATTTCTTCGACGCCTGGACGCCGTTCACCCTTTACGTCGAATTGGACACCTTCGTTGTCGACGGGGTTGGCATCTTCACGACGATGGTGCCGCATACGACGGGAGCGACCTTTGACCCGGCGCTTAGTGTGGGTGGGGTCGCGGCCTACCGGAAGCTCATGGGCTTTGCCCCGGACGGCGGCAGCTCGATCATCTACGACCTCGAATTCCAATACCAGGGCCGGCTTTCCGACGCGGTTCTCCCGCCGGTCAATTTCATCGCGCCGCGCAAGATCCTCGTGCCCGCGGCGGGGAACCAGCACTCGGCCTATCTCGTCACCCCTGCATCGACCGCAACACAGGTGCTTCCGATCCTCCATGACGGGTCACAGTTCGGTACCGTCACCTTCGCGATCGGCGCCAACGAGGGGGCCGTGGTCATCAACGCCGACGAGACGATCCTCTTTCGCGAGCGGCTGACGATCGGGGTGCCGGGAGCGACGGATGCAACAGCGGCCGGGATGACGGTCGCACTGGCGGCGCAGCGGCTCATTGCATGACCGTCATTGTCTTCATCGTCCCGGAGCCGCCGCCGGTTGTCGTCCTCAACGAGTTCCACCCGCGCACGATCGCCTGGCAATACCGGATACCCGGTAAGCAGCTCACCCAGGACGCCGCTCTCCAGGCGACCCTCGTAATCCGACCGTCGTTCTTTGGGGCGGCGCGGCTTGTGGCGAGCGCCTTCGCGGACGTGAGTCTCCTGCAGACGCGAGTGGTGCGGACGTCGAGCTTTGGGTCGCCCACCCTTGCCGAGGCGCTCCCGGACGAGGTCCTGCGCGCGACGACCGTGGCGAGGACATCGAGCTTTGGCGCCCCCACGCTCGCGGAGGAGGTCCTTGTCCTGCTGCGCGCGACAGCGATTACCGGGACGCGCAGCTTTGGCTCTCCGGTCTTGAGCGAAATCATCCCGGAGGGTGACGATTTCGAGGCCATCGCATCGGGCGCGATCGCCGAAGCGCCGCTCTAGCGAGGAAGCATGGCCTTTGTCTTAGCCGAGCGCGTCCGCGAGACCACCGTCACCACCGGCACGGGCACGCTCAACCTCGCGGGCGCCACACCGGCGATGCGCACCTTTGTCGCCGGTATCGGGAACGGCAACACGACCCGGTATTGTCTCGTCTCCGGGGACGGATCGAGCTGGGAAATCGGCACCGGGACGGTCACCGCCGGCACGCCCGACACGCTCGCGCGCAGCCCCTCGATCTCGACCAACGGCAACGCGGCGATCTCCCTGACGGGTACCAGCCGCGTCTTCTGCGTGGTGCCGGCGAGCGCGAGCTTATTGCTCGACGGGGCGTTCGGCTCGACCGAGGGCCAGATCCTGCAGCGCGGCGCATCCGGATGGCAGGTTCTGGCACCCGGCACCGCCGGGCAGGCACTGATATCCGGGGGCGCCAGCGCGCTCAACAGCTGGGGCGCCGCCGGCGCAATGTCGCTGATCTCGACGCAGACCGCGACGTCCAGTGCAACGCTGGACTGGGCGGGGCTCTCGGGGTTCACGACCTATCGCCTGGTTGGAAGGGTTCTCATCCCGGCGACCGACACGGCGCACCTCAACATCCGGTTCGGCACCGGCGGCGGCCCTACTTACGCGACATCTGGTTATGCCTGGTCGGAATTTGTCACCGGCGCTTCGGGGAGTTCGGGGCGAAACAGCGCCAGCGACACCGCCGGCCGCGTCGTCTTCAACGTCCACAACGCCGCTCCCGGCGTGGCGGCGCTCGACATGCTGATCACCACGGACGGCACCTATGCCGCCTATTGCGGTACGGCAAGCTATCTTCTGACCGCCGGGCAGCCCGAGGCCCAATACTTCTCCGGCTATGTCTCGCTCGGCGCCGCATTGACCGCGGTGCGCCTCATTCCCAGCACTGGAGGCATCACCTCCGGCAACGCATCGCTTTACAGCGTAGGCTCATAAACCAAATACAGGGAAGACATAGATGGCTAATGCGGTCTATCCCAAATACATCAAAGCAACTAAGTCTGGCAGTGCCTCGATTGACCTCTTGGCTGGCACAGTCAAGTTCGTGCTGCTTGACACTGGAGCCTATACCTATTCGGCGACGCACGAATTTCTCTCGGATATTCCAGGCGGCGCGCAGATCTCAATCACCGGTGCTCTGACCTCGAAGTCGGTTGGCGACGACGGGAGCTTCAAGAGCGCCAATCCCACCTTCACTTCGGTCACCAGCGTCAGCGTCGAGGCGATCGCCATGTTCGTCGACACGGGGTCGCCATCGAGCTCGCGTCTTGTGTTTTTCCAGGACACCGGGGTCACCGGTCTGCCTGTCACGCCCGCCGGTGCGAGCTACAACCTGATCATGGATTCCGCCGGGTGGTTCATCTAGCCGTCGAACTTTGATAGGAGGCCGCTTCGACCCGGTATTCGGGCGCAAATGGGACCAAAATCGTGATACGCTCGCGGCCATGAGCGACAAGCGACAACCCTACGCAGACGAATTGGCCGCAATCGACGAAGCGCTCGCCGAGCGGCGGCTTTGGGGTGATTGGAAAAACGACCCGCCGCCCGACCCCTCCGCGCGTAGCATTCTTAAGGTGGATTACGGATTTCCCGACAACTCGGCGAGCGAGGTTCTGCGAATTTATAGGGACAATTTGGCCCTTGTCGGGATGCCGGGTTCTGCTACACTTCCTCCGATAACGGCAGATTCGGAGGGCCAAGATGGCGTCGAAGAGGAAGAATATCCACCACCGCCAGTGGTCAAGATTGGCGATTATGTCCAGTGGTCCAGCGACGGGGCGGAGCAGTTCAAGCGACCTCAAAAGGTCACTTGGGTTTCCGAGGACGGAAGCTATTTGCGGGTGCTCGGTAGTATGACCGGCATTCCGGCGAGCGAGACCAGCGTGGTTGATCCGCCGAAGCCGCCGCCGCTTGGCGGTATGGCTGCCGCCGCTGCCGTCCAAAATGTCGGGCGGGCGACCAAAGACATTAACGTTTTGCTCACGGGTAACCGACTGCAAATCACGGCCGATGTGGACGCGGCAGGCCTCGCCACGCTCAAACAGATGCTCGACAAGTACGAAGAGATTTTGAAGCTGTTGAGCTGAACGCCCCCGACACCCAGGCCGCACGAATAGCCTGCGCCCACCTTTGACCGTCAAACCCGGTCGCGCTACCCTCCCACAAAACGGGAGGAAAGCGATGCTCAGGAATCTCATTCTCGCGGTCGGGCTGGCTTTCGTGCTGGCCGGGCCAGCCCATGCCGCTGACCCTCAGAAGTTCGGGGACGAAGCCAAAGCAACCGCCTTCTGCAAAGCCGGCAATGTCGTATGGTTCAACCCGGACTCGAAAATCTACTTCCCGCCCGGATCGCAGTTTTACGGCAAGACCAAGGCCGGCGGCTTCACCTGCCGGGCGTTTGCCGACAAGTCAGGGTTTCGGGCCAGCAAGGGGAATTAAGCGTGTCCCGGATTGAGTAGGATCGGGATCATGTCGGGCCGGGGCCGTATCTCGTAACCGGCCTCCCATAGCCGCTCGATGATCGCGGTCGCCAACGCGGCCGGCTCGGCTTCAGCGTGCCGTTCGATTGCCGCAACAACAATGAGTGCTATTTCGTCCATGCGATTAGCATAGCCGATCCGTGGGAATTACACGAACCCGCGCGCCTTCTCGGCTAGGTCATCGAACTGCCGAGCGATCTCGGTAATCTTGTCGCGGATCGTCGATGAGCGGCCCGAAGTCCGCGCGGAATTACGGCGGCAATTCGACTGCAACTCAACGATATGGCACGCAAGGGCAAGGTCAAGCGGATCGGAAAGGGGCGCGCGCTCCGGTGGCGGCTGGCTGCTTCCTGAGGTTTAAGCTTGCTTTAAGCCGTGCTCGCCTATATCTATTCGTTGCCCATTGGACAAGTGCCCCCGATGGGTGGTTCGTGAACCGTTGCACCCTGCGTGGTGTTTGGATGGCGAGGGTTCCCGAGGTGAGCAAGCCACCTCACACACCTGGGAACAGGTAATTAGCTGCTCGACCCGTCTGTCTCGGGGATGGCAGTCAAGAGATCCGGGGATGGCGTCCCGGCAGGAACCCCGCCTTCACCCCCTATCACGACCGCGATGGCCTCGATCCTCACGATTTCGATCTCGGTGGTTGTCTGATCGATTAACCGGGATTTGACGACCGGGATCAACCGCCGGGCGTGGCGCCGCGCCTCGACATCCATCTGACCGATGCAATACACGCTCGCGATGTTGTAATTCCCGTATTT